ATCTGCGCATTGTGGACATTTTAGATCATTGTTCAATGAACTAAAACTAAAGAAAGATTTTAAACCAGATTTAGTATTCGTTGATTACATTAACATCTGTGCATCAACAAGATTCCGTGCCGGCGCTAATGTAAACTCTTACACATACATTAAGGCAATCGCTGAAGAGATGAGAGGTCTTGCTGTAGAGTATGATCTTCCCATTATGTCAGCAACACAAACAACCAGAACTGGTTTCGTATCAACCGATATTGGTCTTGAAGATACATCCGAGTCGTTTGGTTTACCTGCGACTGCTGACTTTATGTTTGCTTTGATACAGACAGAAGAACTAGAAGAACTGAATCAGATGTTAGTCAAGCAGTTGAAGAATAGATATGCTGATCCAACATCAAACAAAAAGTTTATCATTGGTGTAGATAGATCACGAATGAAATTGTATGATGTAAATCAAACTGCTCAAGATGATATGGTAGACACAGGACAAGAGGAAGATATCGTTGACCGATTCGCTGACTTCAAAGTTTAGGGAAATCAAATACGAACAGTTCTATACTCCCTGGCGAACTGCACACGATCTTTATGACATAGTTGTTGATACTGTTGGAGCTGATTTTGATAACTTTGTAGAACCATCATCAGGTAGAGGTGCGTTCCTTTCTGCTATGCCACCAGACAAACGAATCGGTATTGATATTGATATTACTGGATGGAGCTACGGTAAGATAGGTAGAGAGATTACCGAACAAAACTTTTTTGATTTTACTTGGCCTAAAGGTAAGAACATTACAATAGGCAATCCTCCCTTTGGTCGTCGTGGTAAGTTGGCGATGCAGTTCCTCAACATCTGTGCTGAGAACTCTGATGTGGTTGCGTTTGTTTTACCTGCTATCTTTTCCAAGTCTACCTTTATCAATAGGGTACATCCATACTTTCATTTGGTACACGAAAGTCTTGTTACAGAGTTTGAGGATAACATAAAGGTGAAGTGTGTATTTCAAGTGTGGGAAAAAAGACCAGAGAAACGAGATAGAATAGTTAGACAGTCATCTTGCGATCATTTCACGATGACCCATAAACACATATCTCGTACCACACCAGAGGAGTTGGAACAACTAAAACAAGACAGCACTGTTGCCATACAACAGATTGGTGGTAAAGTAATACCATTAGAAGAAATAAAGAAGGGTAGTATCTGGTTCATCAAAGGTGGTGATCCAGAAGTGTTTAGTCAGATAGACTATTCACATTTACATAAACATCATTTGGGCGCCATTTCTTTGACGAAGGCAGATATTGTGGAGGGTTATTTGAGTATCATTGATAGATAAATAGATGTATGAACACCAATTTTTCTTTAAACATAAACGAAACATTGGCCAAGTGGACTGGTCGTAGTCAATTTAAAATGCACTTATCAAAGGTGTTAATGGGGGCTAAACTAGACGAGTCCACTTTTTTTGGTGATGCTGTTCCTTCATCAATACAGGGAACAACATATAAAATTAAAGTAAGTCCTCAGAATGTAACTAAAATAAAAAGAATAATATCTGGCAGACAATCACCAACAGTTTCAACTTCCGGTTTTATAGAATATGAAGAAACAAGTAAAGGTTTAAAAATTTACTATTTTGATAATAATATAAGTAAAAAAGCAAACACAACAATAGATTTTATAGAAAGTAATAAAAAACCTGTTGCTGGCGGACAGAGTGGTACTTCCAGGAAACCTAGTACGGAAGAACAAGAGAGAGTTACATTAAAAATATTTGAAGAACTATTATCTACTGCATCGCCAAAGTGGGACAAACTAGGATATAAAGCTCTTCGTGACCAAGAACTGATTAAGATTTATCCTTCTATCAATTCATCAGATAAGACTCCATCCGATTGGAATAGACATTTTGAACTACAATTTAATGAAGTAAGAAAAGTTACTAAACTTCCTAATAATAATTTTGATACCTATAACTATGATGAGTTTATGAATTTTATAACGACTCTTATAAGATCAAAAGATTGGCCTATTTGGGGCGGTCGTATTACACAAAAAGATAGTTGGAACCCAGCAGACATATGGTTAATTAGAAAGTCTGGTACTGAATATAATAAGATAAAAAAAGAAATAGCCTCTGCAGTAACTATACAAGAAATAAACGATCTTATGAAAGCCGCCTTTAATAAAAATATTATTGTGGGTGTTTCTCTAAAGAAGGCTGGTAAAACATTAAAATATGAATTAGTTAATTTAGAAACTAAACTTAAAGATTTACCAGAAATACATTATGATGGTATGACTCTTAAACTTCCCTACTCAAGCAGTCAAAAAACATTTGAGAGATCCACTAACGAACTTTATGTTAGCAATCAAGGAACAAGAGTTGGTTCGCTTCGTATAGGTAGTAACGCATCAAATCCAAATGCTAATATCACTTATGATTTTAAAGCTATACCATCTGGCGCGGCTATGCTTGGTAAAATACCTAAAGACCTTATGCTAAAAGCTATAAAATCATTGGGAGTTAAGATAGACGAATTGCCAACTTGGCAAGAGAGGAACGAACAAATACCTAGTTCAAGAAATGACAAGAATGCTCAAGAGTGGGATAAGAAGATAAAAAAGATAAAGGCAAATGCTAATCTCTTTGAAATGGGATCTTATAATCCAGATACCTTTGTTGCAGATGTAATTCAGGCGACTAAGGGTGGTGTTGATAAGACTACAAATGCTTGTATTCAGATGATGCAGTTTGCCTATATTATTTGTTTAATAAAAGATAGAGCTGGTAAAGATGGCTTAAATAATTTTTGGGAAGATATGTATTACTATGCTCAGAAGAAGGGTTCAGTGGGAAAATCCTCCTTTGGGCCTTTTGGAAAACTTTACTAATGAATAACTTTAATCAATTTCTAACAGAAGATAAGAATACTCACCTTGAGCATCTTGAGGATGAGATTATCAATAACGGCACTGCTGGTGGTAAGAATGCCATATCATTTCTTATGTCATTAAGTGATATGCTTCAAGGTTACAGTAAGAAAAAAATGAATGTAACCGTGAAGTGGGATGGTGCACCTGCTATCTTTGCAGGTACGAACCCAGAGAACGGAAAGTTCTTTGTCGGTACAAAGTCAATCTTCAATAAGACACCTAAGATAAACTACACGGCTGCTGATATTAGAAATAATCATGGTGGTGGTCTTGCTGATAAACTCATAGTTGCTCTAAAATATTTTCCTAGACTAAACATTCCTGGTGTCTGGCAAGGTGATCTACTCTACACACAAGATGACCTAAAGAAGGCAGAAGTTGGTGGAGATACATCTGTCATCTTTACACCCAACACTATTACATATGCAGTTCCTTTAGAATCTAATGTTGCTAAAACTATTATTTCCGCAAAGATAGGTGTAGTATGGCACACGACATATAATGGTGATACAATGGAGACTATGAAGGCAAAGTTTGGAGCTAATGCTAATAAGTTGGCCAAATCTAAAGCCGTCTGGTCTATTGATGCAACCTTCAAAGATACATCAGGCAATGTAAAGTTCACATCTAACGAAGCAAAACAGTTTCAGAAAGTATTGAATATGGCATCCGGTTCTTTGAAAAGGTCATCAAACTATTTACGAATGATGGACAAAGTAACACATCCCGAGGCACCATCAAACCTTCTCAAGATATTTTTGAACTCATACATCCGTGGTGGAGAGAAGATAGAAAACACAAAAAAAGTGTTAGATTTTTTCGGCAAATACTATGAGGAACGCCTCAATAAGAAGATAAAAACCGTGAAAAGTGCTGCAGGAAAGAAGAAATGGGAACAGATAAAGAAAGATGGACTTTCCGAATATAATAAATACAAGAAAGATTTGTATTACGTCATTGCGACATACATAACTTTACAAACTGCCAAGACTCTTATCATTAGAAAGTTAGAGAGGGCAGAGAACATAGGTACATTTATCCGAACCCCCAATGGTTACAGAGTAACAGCACCGGAAGGTTTTGTTGCCATAGATCACATCGGCAAGGCAACGAAACTAGTAGACCGACTTGAGTTTAGTCGTGCTAATTTTCAAGTTGATAAAAATTGGGTGAAGGGATAACATGGAGA